CGCAGCCAACGGTATCTGCGGAGCGGCGATGTAGAGGCCATTCCGGTATGGCCCCATCGCCTGCCATGCCGCTGCGCCGAATGACGTCTGGTTGAACCATGCTGCAGACATCGGGCCGAGCATCTCGACTGCGACACTCACGCTGCCCTCGGCAGCGCTGGCCACACGCCCCACGAGCCCTGACGGCGCACTACCGTTGATCGTGCCGAACAGCGTGGCAAGATGCGCCGTGATCAGGCCGAGGATCATGGCCCGGACCGGTTGCCCGCCCCGCACCGTCACCGGGATCAAACTCGTCGGTGAGTTTTCGCAGTAGAGCCCGGCCTGAGCCCAATAGATTTGCGCTGCCGGTTCACGGATCGATGCGGCCAGCCCCGGAAACACGCTTGCCCAGATCTGATAGTCGAACTGGACAACGCCATCGGTGCAGACCCAGGACATGGCTAGTCCTTCGGGTTGTAGGCGGCCCGCTTCAGCTCGCCGTCCGATTGAGCGTGCATTTTCGGAACTTCCGCATGGGCGCGCGCCTGCCCGATGCTGTCTTTGTGCGGGGCAATAATCGTGCCATCCGTCAGCATGGGGAAGTCGGTATGCGAGGCGGCCCACGCTTCCCAGAAATCGGCTGGAACCGGAGTGAGGACGTAGCCACCGGTGCCCGCCGCCATGTCCGGTTCGTTGACGCGGTGCGACCACCCCTTGAGCGTGACGGTGCGCTTGCCGTCCACACGCTGCACGCCTGGGTCATTGGTGCCGGGGAATTTCCGCACGAAAGAGTCGAGATTCAGCACGACGCCGTTGGGCGCCTTGCACCCGATCATGACCATCGCCTCGGCCATCGATCAGATGCCCGCCATCGATACAACGGCCATCGGCCGATAGACGATCGTGCCCCAGCTGCCCGCCGACTTCTTTTGTTTGAAGCTCGATGTATTCGGAACGATGCGGTGCGCGCGCATCTTCTCATTGAACGCACATTCCATGGTGCGCTGGCCTTCCATCTCGTCTGCGAATAGCTGGTAGCTGTATGTCGATCCGCTTTCGAGCTGGACTGCGGTTTTGATGGTTATGCCAGGGAACGCCTTCGCGATCATCTCGGCCGCCGTCAAACCGAACGAGTTGGTGTTGGCGATGTATGTGTCGGTCACTGGGCTGATCGCCAACGTCATTTTCGTTTTGCGGTCCATATTGCCACCGGTGCCCTTGGCATTACCCACAAGCTGTGCGTAGCCGGCCTGAATGTCGGCAAGGATTTCGGTTGGCAATGCGTTCGACCAGGACGTGCCGCCCGCAACCTTCGTTGCCGGAGTGAGAGCGGCAGATAGAGAAGGATCATTCAGACCGCCATAGTTCTGCAAGCCACTGACGCCGTAGAAGTAGATCAGATTCATCAGCCGATTGAGAGTGTTGGCCGATGACATGTTCTTGCGCGCAGCCGCGTCGATTTTGGCGAGCGCGTAACGTTCCAATTCCATATCACCCCACTCGGTGAACGTCTGGAAATTGTAGGACTGCCTCTGCGGCCAGTTGGCGTTGAAGTCCGACGTTCCGGACTCATTGAAATCATTGTAGGACGCCGCTTCGCCGGTCATTTCGATCATGCCGAACGCGACGGTCTGAGTGACCCAATCGCCCTTTTTCGCCTCGCCGTAGATGTTCGCGGCCTCGGTCGGCGACAGCAGCACCTCGATCAGTTTCGGATCGATGTAGGTCGAGAGCATCGACAGAATGGCGGCGTTCGGCGAGGTAACGAGCGTCGGCTGAGCATAGGTGCTTGGCGTGACGGCATCGTAAGCCATCTCGTCCATCGCGAGCTGAATTTTGGCCGGGTGCAGATTGCCCCAGTCGATCCCGCCGTCATTGCGCTTGTGTTCGATGCGCGGCAACAGGTCGATCGCGCCGTCGAACACGATCCCCATGCTGGCAGCAAGCGCCGCGATTTCCTGATTGGGTGCGCGCATGCTGTGTTAACCCCTGCTGATGCTGGACATTTTGGCAACTTCACCCGGCTGGGCAAAGCTGCGGCAATACCAGCTCGTCTCGGTATTGCTGTAGCCGGTTATCGTTTCGCTGCCGGCCGTCTGCGTCGGGCTAACGATCCAGTCACCGGTAGTGGCGCTCGGCGCAGAGATAAAGGTTCCGGCCGTCACGCCGCTTCCGCTTAGCGTCTGCCCGACAGTGAATGATCCGCTGACGAGAGTCCCCGGCGCGAAAAGGCCGTAGGTCTCGCTGATGGTCGTAGATGCGACGGTCTGGCCGCGCGGCGCCACCTCATATGTGCCAACGCCTCCCGCCGTGCCGGTAAGCTGCGCCACAATCTGCGTGCCCGATGCAACACCAGTGCCACTCAGGATCCCGCCCGGCACAAAGAGGTTAGTGACCGCCGAGCCGGTCGTGAACACGTTGTCGGTGATCGTGCTGGTCGCAGAGCTTGCAGTCTCTGGCGCGATCGTCGCCGTCGATGCGGATACGCCGGAAGCGGTCGGCGAAGCGGTTGCCGCGAATGACACCAGGCCGGTGCCGTTGTTCGCATAGGCCTTCATGCCAGGCGTGGCCTCCGTCGTGCCGGAGTTGAGCACGAAGAAATCGCCATCTATGAAGATGTTGCCGACCATCATGCCAGCGGGAATGACCATGCCGTATGCATTCAGGTAGACGGTGATCAGGCCCCCCAAGTTCCGATGGACGAACCCGGTCGGAATGCCGGCGCCGTAATTGCTCGCAATTCGATACGTCGCCGTGTCAAGCCACGCGAACGCCCCGATCTGCAAGCCGTTCGGGCCGGCGACAAACCCGGCGTTGCCGTATTGCTGACTGCTGAGCGCCGTCGCTCGCGGATTCTTCGTGGCGAAATCACCGGCGATGCCAGGCGCCTGCAAGACGTTGGTGAAAGTTTGGAATGAGCCCGACATGGGTTACAGGATCCTTATGCGCGAGGCGTTCGGGAATTTGGACATGAGCGAGTCAACGCTGGAACTGTCCAACGCCAGTGCGCGAACCCCTTGGCCCGGCTTTGGCAGCATCCCCACCATCGCGCGGAACGCGGCGGCCGGAACGCCACTGAGCGGAACCTTGGCGGCGTCCAGCGCCAGCTTGTAGATCGCCTCGGCACTGTCGAGTGCGAGGGCAACTTGGCCGATCAGCGGGCGGACAATCTCGCGGGCCTCAACGGCCGCCGCCATCTGGGCAACCACGTCTCGGCGGATGCCGGCCGACATGGCGTCCATCGCCTTCTTGTCCTTGGCCTCTTTCTTGCGTTCTGCCTCGTCCTCTTCCTCGTCCTCTTCCTCGGCATCCTCAGCGGCCTTGGCATCGACCACGCGCTTGGCGTCGCGGGCGGCCTTGTCCTTGGCCCGCTTCATGTCTTTGGCCTTTTTCTCCATGGCCAATTTCTTTTTCTTGTCGTCGTCATCATCGTCCTCGTCGGCTTCGTCCTCAGCCTCAAGGTCGTCATCCTCAGCTTCGCCGTCCTCTTCCTCGTCCATACGGTCGAGAGCCATCTGGAGATCGTCGAGCTTCATGTCTTTTGCCAGCTTCGGCGTTGCCGCTGCCATGATCGCGGCCAGGACCTTCGGCTTTTCGGTCTGCCAATTCAGCCGGTTGACAGAACCGAGGGCGCTGTCGAGTGCAAGAGACGTGCCAACCATCAACTTCGGTCGGAGGTAGCTGGCGAGCGCACCCTTGATCAACAGGGCTTTGCGAGACGCGAGAGCGGGCATGCGTGCGAGCCTTTCATCAGCGACAATGACATCAGGGCCGGCGCGGCCCTCTTCGACCAAAGCACCGTGGTTGGCACGGATATTGCGCATGATGCCATCGTAACGCAAGCCTTGGATTTCGCCCGGCGTCATATCCGGGTCGTAGTAGTAGCCCATGGAGAGTTGGCACTTTTTCCCGCTCTCAATGTAGGCGATATCCTCGGCCCGCCAGATCGTCAGTGAGTTGCCTAGATAGGGCGGCCGGAATTCAGTTTCCGTGCCGAGGGCGCCCGCCACATGCTCTTCCTGCGGATTGCGCGCGTCCACGCCGATGTGGCTCGACATCAACTGGATGCCGTTGAAAGTCGGCGCGGCCTTGGCAAGCTCGTCGGGATGGCGCCAGAGCTGATAGACGCGCGACGAGTCGAGGCCGAGAGCCTCATAGCCGGGGATTTCCCGACCGTAATACGGGTTGACCGTCGCTTTGCTGATGTTCGTCCACCGGACGTGGAGCCGCCCGTCCTGATCTTTCCAGCGGTTCGATTCATCGGTGGCGATCAGCAGCCGGTTGCTCATAAATGTGGCACGTAGCAGTTTCAGCGGCTTGTGGGAAGTTGCAAAAAGAAAACGGCCCCCGAAGGAGCCGCTTGCCGTATTTCGAGGATGACGAGCTTACTTGAAGGTCAGGTTATCCCCTGTCACTGTAACGTGGGTTGAAGCTGCGAATGGCGCCATCCCCTCCAAAATGAACCCGGCCGCCTGATGTGCTCCCGATACGATGGTGGCCTCCGTCCCGTTCCCCGTGTTCAACGTAGTCAGTGCATATTCCCCCGGCACGCTGAGCAGCATGTCGATGGAATCGTGGCCGAAATTGAAGCCCTTGATCCACAAGAAGCCGCTCACGTCCGACAGATACATGTTCATATTGCCGGTCCCGATCGGGTTGAGTTCCACCACATCTCCGCCAGCCGTGTGCGCCGCCGCACGATAGGTTGCCGCCGACGAGCCGTAGGGCACGCGGGAGATGAAATTCATACTGCCGCCCTCGTCGCCGCCCATGTAGAGGTTGGAGGATATCTGCGACGCGGCAAGGTTGATGATGTTGCCGCCGCCGTTGTCGTAAAAGTTCAACCCCCAGCCCGGCACGCTGGCCCCGTTGTTCGGCGGCCCAATGATGTTCAACTCATCGCCGGATGTCCCGGCAAAAAAGTTGTAAACGTCGGATGGCCCGTATCGCCCGTATGCAAGCGTGTAATCTCCATACCCTGACTGACGATAGTCGAGGTTGATAGTTGCCATTTTTGTGTGTTCCCAAACCGTGCACCTGCGAATTGCAGGGATAACCTGAATTTATAGGCGCAACTCACGGTTGTCGATATTTATCTGGAACACTCTGGTATTATCCGTCACAGGCCGGGAATGATTGATTTCGACACGCAACCGCAATTGATCTCAGTCCCAGGCCAGATATGCTTGTCGGTCGCCGGGTCAAGCCAGCCTTCGGATATCTTGTAAGGCTTCCCGCTCTGCGTGACATGCGTGGGGCGGGGCTGGCGTCCACCGGCCGAGTGAAGCCAGATCGCCTCCGTGATCCCTAGCTCTTCCTGCCGCGCGCGCTGAACTGATGCGGTCGCCATGTTGTTCTGGTGCCGCGAGATCAGTGCCGCGCGCTTCTTCGTCACACCAAACTGTTCTACCAGCGCCTTTGACAGCGTGCCGAGGTCGCGCCCGGCCATCACGGAGCGCTGCACGTGGCCTTGCACCTGGGTCAGATACTCGGCTGGAATTGACTTGATCAGTTGGACGTTCGACGCAACGCTGGCGGTGACAATCTCCCGGACTTTGGCCGAAATAGTGAACTTGACGGTGAACCCGGCCCGCTTGAGCGCGGCCGCCATCGCCCGATCCGCAGACCCGACCGACGCCGCCGTGAAGCCGCGTGCCCACGTCTTGCCGAATTCCTCAAATCGGCCCTCCCACTCGCTCACCATGCGGTCGATGACAGCTTGGAGCGCCGCTGGGCTGGACTCGTCCACTGCCATCTTGGGCGGCTTCCTGCGCCACTGTGCGGCGATGGTGCGCAACACGGCGCGGCCCATGCGGTCAATGAGCGCGTCGAGTCGATGCTGGTAAGTGATCTCGACGCCAAGGTTCGGCCTGACCGGCGAGAGCGTGATTGATTTTCGTGTCGGGGCAGATAATGGCTTGCGCATGAAGACCAACTGTCTATATAAGGTTAAACCTACGGATGCGATTATGCCCGGCAGAAAGGAGGATGTCACTATGGCATATAATGAGGGACGACTCCCCGATCTCGCTCCCATCCCGGCGCACTGGTCGCACAGCTTCGACGTCGTGGGGAACTGCAACCGGTGCCGCGCCGTTGAGGGGACCGCTTTGGGCGCTGGCCTGTGCGCCGGGTGGCAGCTCGAGGTCGCTGACAAGCTGGCTTTCAGCCAGGCGGAAGATGCGTGGGGCAAGGCCGGCCGTCCCAGTGCCGGCGTGCGAGTGGCGCGCGGCCTGCTGATCGTCGCGAGTTGCGCCATCAGCGTATGGACCTTCCTCTTCCTCGTGCGGTGGATCATCTTGCCATGAAAACCTTTTGCGGCGCGTTCATCATGGTCGGAACGATGGCCGAAATCCTTTGCGGCATGTTCCTGATGGCCACGGCTTCCACTGTATGGAACGGAATTCTTCTGGCCTACTTCGGGTTCGGCATTCTCACGTTGGCGCTGTTTCTGGTAGTAGGGCAACTCATGGAGTTGATCAGGGATGGGAGGGACTCACCGGATGCACCTGTAATCGGCAAGCGGGAGCCACGCTTTTGACCAGCGCCGATCGAGAGTCCGTCGCCCACCGCCAAGCCCGCACCGCAGCAGCCCAGGCAAGCTATGCCGCTGCGAATGCAGGCCGACGCCTCTTCCGCGCCGAGGCTGCGGCCCATGAGGCCCGCGAGGTCTATGCCAAGGCCGTAGCCATGAGCACCGCCGCCAACGCTCACCTGTATGATCTCACGTTCCCCAACCAGAAGGACAAAAAATGACACCACGCGACCTCAGCGACATACGGGCCGTCCGCGACCATCTTGGCCTCACAACCGGTGGCCTCGCAGTTCTGGTCGGGGTGACGAAGCGAACGGCTGCACGGTGGATCGACGGCACACGCACCCCGCCGGAACCCGTGTTGCGCCTGCTTTGGTGCGTTCTGGCAATCGAAGGCACCCGGGCTGAGCTGCTCTATCAGTTTTGCGGCGAGTGGCGGCCCGCATCGGTTGATGCAGACTCAGACGCCTGAGTTAGCCTCGCTCTCGCTCCCCTCGGCACCGCCACGGTCGATCTTGTCCGTCGGATCGTCGGAGTCATTCTCGGCGCTCTCTTCCGCGATCGGTTCCGGCGCCGGCCCCTCCAAGCCATGATACGGGCTTTCAGGGTCGCCGGCGACTCGGGTCCGCACCTCTTCGTTGGAGATCACAGCGCCCGCCATATAGACGGCATCGGTGTCGGCCTTCGTCTTCTCAACCGCAGCCCGGCCCGCGTCGTCCAGTTCCCACAACGCCACGAATTCAAAGCCAATCTCGGGATCAATAGAGCCGAATTCCGACAGCTGAATGATCTGCAACGCGGTTGTGAGAATATGCCCGAACGTTTTTTCCTGCTTGGCTTTGATGCGATCGTATCCCGTCCTGATTTCGCCATCGCTCGATGCGTTTAGGCCCTTCGGGGTGTAGCCGAACATCTTCAGAAGCGTGAGTTGCGCGGGGAACGCCATTTGCTCCATCGACTGGGCCTGAAGCGAATCGAGGCCGCCCAGCGGGGCGCTCACGTTCTCGAATTCCTCAATTTCTTTGTCGATGAGCATGAGACCTTTGTTGTCGCGGCCGAGGACGAACGCCTCAACACGCTCGCGCATAACCTCTGTGTTGGCCAATAGGTTATTCATATTTGTTTTGAGGACGAACGTGGTGAACGCGTGGATCAGGTCGGACACGCTCTGCCGCGTGCGAAGCCAGTTGTCCACGTAGGGTTTGGATATCTGACTGAGGCTGAGGCCGCCGAAGTTGTATGCCGCCTTCAGGATGTCCGGGATCTCGCGCGATCGCACAATCAGCAGCCGCGATGCGTGAACTTTCTTGCCCATCACATACCAGAGGTAGGGCCGAAAGTAGTCGGGCTTGAGCGGATCGATGGAATTGTATTGGACGGGCGATACCCATGTTGGATCGACCGGAACGAAGCCTCGTAGGCTCCCGAGCTCAATCTTTCCGGGGTTAAGAGCAAGTTCCATGCCAAGTTCTGCGGGATCGTCTGACACCGGCACATCGCCCGGCCCCACTAGATCGACATAGAGCATCCCCATGCCCATGAAGCCCTCAAGCTCCATGGCGCGATTGAAGCTCTCACGAAGCCCAATCAGCTTCATGGCCGCCTCGATCGCCTTAATCTTCTCCGTTTTGTCGGTGTCCCCGCTGGTGACGATCTTAACCCATTTGCGGGTCATCTCTTCCGCCACCGTCTCAACGATGTTCCGGTATTCGGGCCGTTGCGCAAGCTCTGCAAGGTAGGCATAGCCGGGGAACCATAAGCCCTCCCCCCACATGCCCTGCTGCGCCCATGCGCCCCAAGCTCCCCCTATGGGCGCCGTGAGAGCATCGTCCATTGCCATGCCAGGCTTCACGCGATCGGTCGTAGGCCGCACGCCAGGTGGTGGCTCAGGAAGGCCGAGGAACGGGTTGCGCTTCGGTGCCGACGATCGCATGGCAAGCGCGGCATTGCCCCATAAGGGCATTGGCGGCGATGTGAGCCGACCTCTTTCATCCGACAACGGGATAACCGTAGCCGGTGGACCAAATAGCCGGCGCCAGATCGATCGAATCATTTCACATCCTCGGGAGAGATCGGAATGCGCACATGCCGACTAAAGCCAAACTTCTTGCGTGTATAGGTCATTTCCTTAATTCCGGCAGCGCCAAGAACACGCGTGACGGCTCGCCAATCCCGTGACGAAAATCCTGCCATGGCGAAGCCTCGCAAGGTGGCGCGCCCGAGATCGTCAACTGTGACGGTGGAATGAGCAAAATATGGGTCGCCCAACACCGCAGCGCCGTGATGGAGCCGCATGACCCATGCGATCGGCTCCATGGTGGCCGTAGTCAGCGTCTCGTCGCCGCTCATCTTTCACCTCTGAGACAAATAGCGGAGCACGTCCGCGCTCACGTGTAGCGCCTTTGGCCCTAGTCCGACGATCTCAAATGCACGACTGACCGCGTCAACCTGATCATCCTTCGTGCCGGACGGGAAAGCCGCCAATTCCTCGAGAAACGCGCGATTCCACGGCGCCCGGACGATAGCCAGATTGCCGCCGTTGCACTGAGCGATGACAGGCGTGGCGCGCACCTCTTTGTTACCATCCTCGCGGCTCGAATGCAGATTGAAGCCGCTCAGCAGGCGCGTGTAGGCGAGCACCTGGAGCTTGCTCGATTGGCCCGGGTCCTCTGGGATGCTTACACGCACGGTCGGCGTATCGTGGCGGTCCTGCGTCGAGACATTGAGAAGCCAGTTGCTCACCTCGTCCGGGCCGCCGCGATCACGGAAAACGTCCAACACCACGAATTGGCCTGATTTCATGCGCGCCAACTTCACGCGGACGGTCCAATCAGGATCGCGCGTGCCGACCTGCTTTGTCGCCGCGAAATCCCACCCACTGGCGATCTGCGCACCATGGGTGTTGGGCATCACGTCAAGCGTTTCAATTTTGGCGACCTTGAAAAGCGAGCCTTCCATGGGTTGTGGACGCTGCTGGAACAGCGCCGCCCACTCGCGCTCGCCAATAACGGCATGCTTGCGACGCAATGCCGGGACATCTTCCCATTCCGGCCAAAGGGCTTCGCCTGGCTCGCGGCCAAGCTCATCATGATCTTCGGCTATGGCCGGCAGATTGATGATGCGCCACTGATCGCCCTTGACCTTCATGTCCTCAATCAATCGGCCCGCCGGATCGTCCTGGTGCCAGCGTGTCATGATCAACACCACACGGCCGCCAGGCTTCAATCGCGTGATCACCTCAGCCCGATACCAGTTCCAGGCTGTATCGCGCGTCGAGATGCTGTCGGCTTCCTGCCTCCCCTTGAGCGGGTCATCAATGGTGATTAGGTCCGCCCGCCGCCCGGTGATGCCAGCGCCAACGCCAGCCGATCGATAGGTGCCACGGTTGTCTGTCTGCCATTCCGATGCGCTCTCAGTGAGCAACTTATATCCGAGAATTCCAGGGTTAGCCTGCACAAGGCGGATGATCTTCCGGCTATTCCGATCCGCGAAGTCCTGCCCATAGCTTGCACCAATCACATCGAGTCCAGGCCGTTGTGCTAAGAACCATGCCGTGAAGAGAATTGTTGCATATTCCGTCTTTGCGTGCCCAGGCGGCATGAAAATCATGAGCCTGTCGCAATCACCATGCGCGACGGATTGGAGAGCCTCAATCAGATACCGGTGGTGACGGGCAGGTCTCTGCCCCAGCGGCGCCAGTGCCTCAGTGCACCACGCTAGCAGGCTGCGATGGCACTCGCGGCGGTGCATCTCCCTCAGTATCCGCACTCGACGCTCCGCCGAGATTCTCCAATTCGGCTCGGAGAGCATCGTCGGAGAGAGATTTGATGTCATCGGTCACAACCGCGATCGAGCGCGCGATCGGCATACCCTCTGCCCGGTTCAACCACGCCTCGGCTGCCCTGATACGACCCATAGCCGTATCGGCTGTCTTGGCAAGCCCGAACAGCATGTTCTTGAGCATTTGGGCATTGGCTAGGTCGAGTTCCTTTTGATCCCGGCGCGCGGCGCGCTTAACAGGATCCCCCTTACCGGGGGAACTGGCGTTCGGGATAGTCTGACGTGTTGGGGTATCGACCGTGAAAGCTGGCTTTGTGCCGCTTCCGGCGCCCTTTGCAGGCCCGCCCCACCCAGCACCAGTCCCGATCCGCGTGCCTCTCGATCGTGCCATTTTCCTACCGCACCGCGCGCGCCGCAAACGAAATATCCGTGGCGTTGATTTTCTTCCCCCGCGTGCGTTGTGACGCGAGCGCGGGCATTTAGGTGAGACCGATCGTATCTTGGTTCGGCGCGTCGGTGCGACCATCGGGCTTCGGGGGTGCGGTGTCAAGCGGCTTATGGGCCGGCAACCTGACCGACAACACGAATGCTGCCATGGAGTTCAATTCGTGCACGCGCGCCTTCGCCGATACGTGCTGATTTTGCGGCTTGACGTGGAGATGGCCGGCCGTGATGCCAGCGCAACGGCGGCTGATCTCGCCGAGGATCAGCGTTCGGAGTGCCTCGGCCCGATCGTCGATCATGGTTCATCATCCCCAATCTCGCGACCGCAGCCGGGGCATTTCTTTCCAACCTTGTCGGGGTCGCCTTCCCAGCCACACGATTCGCAGACCCATATTGGATCGTCGTCGTCAGGGTCGGTTGCGAGTATCGGATGACACGCGATGCACCATGCTCGCATCGGGATATCGGCGCATGGAAAGGTCAGCACGCCCTGTGCGGAGTTCGCTGGTAACCACGTCGCATCGGAAGCTGTGCCGGGATCACATCCCACCCAATCAGCCCCGCAGTCGCATCGAACGGCGCGCATCGCGGTGAGTTCGGCGTCAGTTATGATCATCC